ATGAGCCTGATCTGGGAAATCCCACGCGTCCTATGGCATCTCGCCAAAGGCTTCATCAACTACGCCCGCGGTCGGGGATTCACGGACGAAGGCTAATGTCCGTCATCGCCCTCAAGCCTCCAACCGAGCGTAAGCCCGGGCCATATGCGGCAAAGCGCCGCTGCGCCAATCCTTCCTGCCGCTGCTTCCTGAGGACCTGCAACCCGGGCCCTCTCTGCGACCCGTGCTGGTCTAAAAGCCTCCCAGTAGAGGAGAGGGCAGCGTGACCTCGTGACCTTCTGGAGAAGACGACACAAGCTCCACCTCAAGACCTGGCCCCTCTCTCAGCCCTTCGGGTTGTTCTTGGAGGGGAGGAACACGTGAACCGGGAGGACTTCGTGATGACCCTGCGAGCATCGGCTGGCGGTGTCTCACTGAGGCTCGATCACCCTCGCCAGGTGTGGCCCATCGTGGGCGTCGCCCGGAGGAATGGCCGCCGTCTATTCCTCGCCCTCCCCGGCGGATACGGCGTCACGCTCCACCGCAACGGCGGCGTCAGCTTCCCCGGCCTCCCACGCTCCGGTGGGACGTCGATCCTTTGGGGCGCGGCTAACGAGCGCGTCAGGACTCTGGGTCGCAAGCATCGCGCCTTCCATCTCGGCCCGGTCGGGGTCTATGTCGGGAGGGACTTCTGATGAAGCTCCCGAGGCTCGTCTCAATCGAGGGAAGGATCTTCAAGATCGCGTGGGAGCGAGGGATCCTTTTTACCCGCTGGCGTCTCAAGGAACGCCTGAGCGGAGCCGTTGTAATGAAGGAGCCTGCCCCGGGTCGCACCAACCGGGAGCGCCTGGTTGCCACGGGGCTCTCGCTCAGCGTCGGTAACGCGCGTGTTGCGGCGCAGACCTGGCTTGCCATCCACCGGCCGGCGGAGATCGATGAAGCGGCAAGCTGCTCCGGGGCCGAATCCGTCGCCGATCTCCTGCGCCACCCAGACTGTCTCGCTCTCTGAATGCGCGCCTGCCTCGGAATCCCCGGCAAGCCTTGCGGTCGCATCACCAGCGCAGGCTCCCGCTGCCCTACTTGCAAGAGGGAGTTCCAGCGCCACCGCAAGGCAAGCGGCAGGACCGGAGAACGCGGCTCGACTCACACTTCTCGTCAGCGCCGACAGCGAGTCCTCGAGCGAGCCAACCACCGCTGCTTCTACTGCTCGGCCCCAGCCACGATCGAGGACCACTACATCCCGAAGGCATGCGGGGGCTCAGACGAGGACTCAAACATGGTCGCCGCCTGTCAGCCCTGCAACTCAGCGAAGAGCGACAAGATGCCAGCGGAGTTCATGGAGAGCGAGTGGCTGGCGGACCGGTGCCGGGAAGTGGCCGAGCGCCGAGACGCGGCGTAGAATGCAGGCATGATTCCGGTCATCGAGTTCGTCGACTGCACCCCGGAGCAAGTCGCCAGTCGTATTGAGGAGCTGATGCGCGGGGACACGATGGCCCGAAAGGTCGTCATCGTGTCCGTGACGGGGCAGACCGTCATCGGCACGTACGAACAAGTTGCTGACGAGGCGGTCGAGGTTGAGGTAGATCCCGTGTCGCAGCACTGCACTCGGGTGCCCTGCTCCGAGATAGCCAAATTCGGGGAATATGTACCGCCGCTCGACCGCACCGATGAGATAGGTGACCGATGGTGAGTAAGAAGCAGGGCATGGAGCAGCCTCAGCCTCTCATCATCATTCACCAGCGGGTTTCGTCGCTCGGCTTCCGTACGGGTGACTATGGCTACTTCCGCTGGAGCGGATTCACGGCTCCATGTTCCCTGCGCGCTTGGCTCTCATATCGGTTCGGGACTGCTGAGACTCGCCATCTACTGATCGATGAAGCGGCCGCTGCTCGCCGTGGAGACAATGGCGATGCCTGATGAGACCGAGCACAGCATCGAGTACATCGAAGTAGGCGCGTGGCAGTTGGACAGGCCGATCATCCAGGCGCGTTGCCAGTGCGGATGGGAGACTGACCGCAAGCCAGGCGACAGGTCGGTAGTCGAAGCAGCGGCTGATCGGCATCTCAGGCAGTCAGTCGCCCCATGAAGGTCTTCGTGCTGATGGCAGATGGCGGCTACGACGGGGACGCGCTTCTCGGCGTGTACGCAACCGCCGAGAAGGCGCGCGAAGCAAGCGAAAGCGATGCTTTGACTGGCGAGGGTGTGCCAATCATCTACCCAGATGGCAGGACCGAATTGCAAAAAGAGCGTATCGAGACCTACGTTGAGCCTGTCGAGGTTGATGCCCCCCCGGATGAACGGCAGACGGGAATCGGGCGATCCCGCGAAGAGGAACACCGACGCCAGATGATCCAGCGCTTCGCTGACCGACGCTGACGCTCCTGAGCATAGGGCGGCACGCCGAGCGGTGACGACACTCGCCGCCCGGCTCCCAAGAGGGGGGGCGGGGGGTCGATCTCGGATCGCGTGCTCATCCGACACCGGCTCCCCCCTTGTCGCGAAAAAGAATCGATCGAGCTAGGGGGCATGTCCCGATGGCTGCTTCCAAGTTCACGCCCGAAATCTGCGAGGGCCTCGTCGAGCTGGTCATCGATGGCTTGACCATCAAGGACGCAGCACGCGCGATGGAGGTGCGAGAGAAGACGGTCCGGAATTGGCTCGCCAAAGGCCGGAGCGAAGAAGGCGGCCCGTATGCCGCCTTCGCCGAGGCGATCGATGAAGCCCAGCAAGAGGCCGAGGTCCGCGAAGAGCCGATGGACCGAGACGAGCTGCTGTTGGTTGTCTCGAAAGCCGCACGCAAGGGGTCGGTCCAGGCGATGAAGCTGATGGAGGAAATGCTCCGTGCCAACAAAGACCCCGGCGACGCGAAGCCCAAAGACGCCTTCGAGGAGCTCGACGCCGAGGACGAGCTCGCAAAGGCGAGGGAAAAGAGGGGGACCGCTTAAACCGCTGACGGTCGACCACTTTCGGGCATATGCCAGCAACCTTGTGCTTGACACCGATGCGCTCTGGCCCGTCCAGGATTTTCAACTTGAAGTTGCTGCAGACATCCTCGCCGGTGAGCCCGAGGTCTGGATGGTGGTCCCTGAGGGAAACGCCAAGACCACGCTCCTCGCCGGGATAGCCCTTTACCACGCTGACTACACCCCATCAGCAGAGGTTGTTCTTGGCGCGTCGTCTCGTGATCAATGCGAGTGGTTGCATCGGCAGGCGGCCGGGTTCGTGGAAAGAACGCCGGGGCTGAAGAAGCGGTTTCGCGTTTTCGACGGATATCGACGAATCAAAGCGCTCCGGACCGGCGGCCGGATCCAGGTCTTCGCTGCTGATGAGCGCACGGGCGACGGAGTGATCTTTACGCTTGCCCTCCTTGATGAGCTCCACCGTCATCGCGATCTGCGTCTTTACCGGACGTGGCGAGGCAAGACGAGAAAGCGCGGTGGGCAGCTAGCTGCCATCTCGACGGCCGGAGAGCCGGACTCCGAGTTCGAGCAGATCCGTGAGCGGCTGCGGACAGAGGCCGCCGAGATCCATCGTGACGGCGCATACACCAGGGCAGCCAGCGCGGGGATGGTGCTCCACGACTATTCAGTCCCGGCTGACGCCGATGTCGAAGACATGGAGCAGGTCAAGGCGGCGAATCCGCTATCGACCGTTACCGCTCAAACGCTAGCTGAGGACTTCGCATCGTTCACGATGTCGATGCCACACTGGCGCCGGTTCAAGTGCAACCAGGCTGTTAGGGGCGTAGAGCGCGCCATAGATGAGGGCGAGTGGGATGGCGCAGGGACCGATGAAGAGATTCCGGTCGGTAAGCCAATCTGGGTTGGGCTCGATATCGGCTGGAAGTGGGATACGACCGCCTGGGTGCCCTTTTGGTGGCGCGATCACGAGTACCGACTGTTCGACAAGCCGGCGATCCTCACCCCGCCTCAGGACGGTACGAGTCTCGACCCGAAAGAGGTGAAGCAGGCGTTCCGCGACATCAACGCCCGGAACCCCGTCGAGGTCGTGGTGATGGACGAAAGTCGCGCCGAGGACATCGCGGGTTGGCTTCGCGATGAGTTCCCGAACTTGAAGGTGGTCCCCTACGGGCAGGGGAACCCGATGAAGGCCACCGCGGCGGAGCGCTTCTTGGAGGGGTTGCGCGAGGGCTTCATCAAGCAGCCCCGTGACCCGGAGTTCACCCGGCATGTCCTGAACGCGGTGTCTCGGACTCTCCCGGACGGACGGGTCCGGTTCGACCGCCCATCGACCTCCCGTAACAAAAGCCAGCAGGGGCGCCGGGTTTGGGATGCGCTGGATGCCGCCTCAATGGTGCATGCCACGGCTGTGGGCGAGCACCTCGAGGACGAGGACTCCGGCGAGCCCCTGTTCGCCTTCCGCTGAGCCTCTCCGCCCGACCGTCACCGACCTTTCTCGAAGGAGCCGTATCCCGATGAAGCTTCCGCTGCCCGTTGCCCTCCTTCTCTTCGTAGCCGGTATTGGGCTTGCCTTGGCTGGGCTGGTGCTGCTCTCCGTGCCGGTGGCGATGGTGGTTGGTGGTGGGGGGTTGGCGTTCGGGATCTGGAAAGGGGTGGAGGTCTGATGCGTCTGGCGCGGCTGCTGAGCGACTTCACTCCCACGATCCCGTCTTTTGGCGGTGAGAAATAGATGTTCGGCTGCGGCCGCAGACGATGCCAGCGCTACGTTGAAAGGGGCCAAACCGACGAGCTGCGGAAGCAGCGGGACGACTTGCTGCGCCAGGCGGGGCATCAGCCAGGCGATGACACCGAAGCAGTCGATCTGTCGCCTGACGAGCGCGCGGCATATCTCGCCGGTAGACAGTTGGGGAGGGCCTGATGTTCGGTCGCCGTCACCGCGAAGAGCGCCTGTATTGGGCGGGATTCCGGGATGCACTTGTGCGTGGAGTGCGTGACCCCGGTAAGCCGACGAGCGGCCCGGCGATAGCCGAACAGCCCCGCTACCCCCAAGGCTTCGAGGACGGCAAGCGGGCGGCGGAGCGTATCCACCGCGACGCTTTGGTATCCGAGGTCTCCCGTCTCTTCCTGGAGCCCGGGGACACACTGGTGGTCAAGTCGAGGAAGAGGCTGACTCGGGACTCCGTGGAAGAGATCACGGCACTGCTCAAACCTCGCTTCCCGGACAACGAGACCCTAGTCTGCGACATTGACATCGACCTTTCGGTAGTTCGGGCGTGAAGCTCGGCGAAGCGCTCTCGAGGCGCTCCACTGAAGGCAACATCTCCCTTCAGGAATACCTGAATCAGATTCTGCGCTTGAACGGCGGCCTGTCCCCGTTCATGAATGCCCCGACTACGACCCTGGGGGCCAAGCAGGAGGAAATCCGGGGGAACTTCGAGGGCTACGCCTATCAGGCGATGAAGGCGAACCCGATCATCTTCTCGTGCATGGAGGCGAGGCGATCGGTGTTCTCGGAAGTGGTCTTCAACTTCCAGCGGATGCCCAATGGGAGGCCGGGCCAGCCGTTTACGACAGCAGCCCTGGCGCCGCTCCAGAGCCCGTGGCCAGGTGTGACGACCAGCAACATGGCCTCGCGGATGATCCAGGACGTCGACCTGGCAGGGAATTGGTTCGGCGCCCGGCGCGCGGGCGGGAAGATCAAGCGCCTGCGCCCCGACTGGATGACGGTGGTGCTCGGGAGCTACAAGGACCTGGACATCGGGTTCGGCGATGTGGATGCCGAGGTACTGGGTTACATCTACGAGCCGGGTGGGAAAGGTGGCAGTGGCCGGCCGATGACCTTCCTGGCCAACGAAGTCGCGCACTTCAAGCCGATCCCCGATCCGACGGCCGAATTCCGCGGCATGTCCTGGATCACCCCGCTAATCCGAGAGATCATGGGCGACCAAGCCATGACGACCCACAAGCTCCAGTTCTTCGAGAACGGGGCGGTGCCGGGGATGGTCGTGAACATGGGGCCGAAAGTTGCTCCCGAGAGCTTCCAGCAGTGGGTGGATCTCTTCGAGGAGGGCCACACCGGGAGCATCAACGCCTTCAAAACCATCTACCTCGCCGCAGGCGCCGAGGCGGAAGTGGTCGGCACTGATCTAAAGGCGATCGAATTCCAGGCCGTCCAGGGTCAGGGAGAGACGCGGATCTCCTCGGCGGCTGGCGTGCCGCCGATCATCGCCAGCCTGTCCGAAGGCCTCAAAGCCGCGACCCTAGCCAACTACGGCAACGCCCGTCGCCACTTCGGCGATGCGACCATACGGCCGCTGTGGCGTGACGCTTGCGGATCGCTCGAAACGATCATCGAAGTGCCCGTGGCGAGCAGGCTTTGGTACGACGCCTCCGACATCTCGTACCTGCAAGAGGACGAGAAAGACGCCGCTGAAATCCAGTTCAAACAGTCCGAAGCTCTGAAGCGATTGGTCGAAGCTGGCTACACGCCAGAGAGCGCGATGGTCGCGATCGACTCCAACGACCTGAGCCGGCTCGAGCACTCCGGTCTCGTCTCTGTCCAGTTGCACCCGCCGGGTTCTGAACCCGGCTCGGCCAGCGGCTCACAAGCGCCGCCGGCTCCCCCAAGCAGCGAGTAAGCGCGCCCCGCCCGCCGGGACGCATCACCCACCTCTATAGGAGGACGAATGTCTGCGACGAAAGTCGAGCATCCCCGTCGGGATGGTCTTTACCGAGCCGTGTTTCCCGGGGCCGAGCTTCGTGCCGCCCAGGGCGACGGGATGCCAACTCTCGTCGGTCATTTTGCGGTCTTCGACAAACCGACCGAGATCTGCTCATTCATGGAGGGGAACTTCATTGAGAGCATCGCACCGGGCGCATTCAAGAAGACCTTCCAAGAGAGCAGGTCCATCAAATGCCTGTTCCAGCATGGCTGCGATCCTGATATCGGGGATAAGCCGCTCGGCGCGCCAGAGACCTTACGAGAGGACGATGTTGGCGCCTACTACGAGGTGCCGCTGCTGGATGCGAGCTATGTGCGTGACGACGTGCTCCCCGGCCTCAAAGCGGGCGTCTATGGCTCCTCCTTCTGCTTCGAAGTCATCAAGGAAGAATTCGATGAGGAACCGGGTATCTCAGCCGACAACCCGAAGGGGCTGCCCAAGCGCAGGCTTCTAGAGCTGAGAGTCCCGGAGTTCGGCCCGGTCACTTTCCCCGCATACGAAGAGGCGACTGCCGGCGTTCGTTCGATCACGACCCGTATCGCGATCGAGGAGCGCGGTGCCGATGTCATGGACCAGATGTTTGGGTCTTGGGCCGGCCGTAATCCTGAGCGGGCCCGTTCAGTCACGCTGAGCACTGAGCATCGCTCCGTCGTCGCATACAAAGAGACCCCGACCACGGAAGAGGCGTGGGACGGTCCGGCGAATAGGGCAAACCTACCTTCGCCACTGCCTATCGAGACTGCACGCGAAGCGTTCGCATGGATCGATGAGACGCGAATCGACGAAGGGAACATTCCCAAGGACGCCTGTCGATTCGTGCATCACCTCGTGGCGGAGGACGGAACGGTCGGTGATGCCGACACGCAAGCATGCAGCACCGGGATCGGCGTCCTGAATGGTGAGATGCAGGGGACCACGATCCCCGACGAAGATCGCCAGGGCGTCTACGACCACCTGGCCCATCACCTACGTGATGCCGGCAAGGAACCGGCCGAGCTGAAGGATCGAAGCGCCGAGCCTGTCGAGGCAGAGGCGCGAGATGGCGAAGAAGCGAGCTCAGCCCTCATCGCTGCCGGTTTCAGCCCTGAATCAGTAGCAGCGGCGCTTGATGTCGACGCTCTGCGCAAAGAGTCTTCGGAGCCGCCCGCAGAGGGCACTCCCGAGCCTGCCGAGGAGGCAGGAAATGCAGCGGACGACGCACTCCCTGGAGCCGAGGTTCCTCACTCCGGCCGGAGCCGCCTGGACGCGACCAGAAAGGACAAGCCGACGCCCCCGTGGCGTCAATCGGACAAGCCGACGCCCCCGTGGCGCTCGGGCAAGGAGTGAGGAAATATGCCTAGGAACATCGAGGAACTTGAGACTCACATCGGTGAGCTGCGTTCCCGCATCACCGGCCTGGATGAGCAGTACAAAGACCAGGCTCTGCCGGAGGAGGCCCAGAACGAATGGGACAACCTCGAAGAGGAACGGGAGGAGTCCGAGCGCCTGCTCGGCGAGCTGCGATTCCGCAAAGAGCGGGTCGAGGCCCTTGCCGGCAATGAGGAGAACCGCGAGGAGGTCCGGAGTGCCTTCCAGACCCGCCGTCCCGGTGCGGTGACTGGTGAGGACATCTACGACCTCTCGACGATTCGCGGCAGCGCTGCGAACCCGCAGGAGATGGTCCGTGAGCTGCGTGATCGCGGCAAACGGGAGATCGAGCGGATGACTCCGGCCCATTCAGAGGCCAACCGCGAGGCTACCCAGACCCACCTGGAGCAGCTCCAGGAGAAGCTGGACGGCAACGACGGTACTTTCTCGCGCCACATGTTGGTGACGGGTAAACCCTCGTACCGGCAGGCTTTCCTGCGGGGTATCACGGGTCAGCAGATGAATGATGCCGAGCAGGTGGCAATGCGGTCGCTGAACCTCGGCGAAGGCGCGACGGGTGGCTTGTTGCTTCCGTACACGCTCGACCCGACCATCATCCCGACGTCCAGTGGGGTTGTGAATCCGCTGCGCGCGATCGCTCGCGTGGAGCAGACCAGCACGAACACCTGGAAGGGTGCGACGTCTGGTGGCATGACGGCGAAATTCCGTGAAGCCGAAGGCGAAGAAACCACGGATGACTCGCCGAAATTCGCCCAGCCGGAAGTTAGCTGCCACGCTGCGGATGCGTTCGCGGAGTGGAGCTACGAGTTCGGGCAGGATTACGGCTCGATCGCTCCAGAACTGGCGTCGCTCGTCACGGATGCCAAGGACGAACTCGAGGCGACGAAGTACCTGTCGGGCTCGGGCGAAAAAGAGCCGTTCGGTCTGGCCACTGGTGCTACCGAACTCATCGAAACTGCGGCGTCGGTTACGTTCGCGGTGGGTGACGTGTATGGGACGGAACAGGCTCTCCCGCCACGATTCCGGACTCGCGCGGCATGGGTCGGCAATCGGGCCATCTACAACAAGATCCGCCAGTTCGACACGGCCGGCGGCGCTTCGATGTGGGTGCGGCTCCCCGATGGGCTCTCCAATGTGCCCAACGGGAACCTGAACCAGCGGCTGCTCGACTACCCGACCAACGAGCTGTCGACGATGGAATCGGCGGTGACGAAACTGAAAACGATCCTGTTCTTCGGTGACTTCCGCTACTTCCTGATCGCTGACCGCATCGGGATGGTCGCTAAACCGATCCCGGATGTCCCTGGGCCGGAAGGCAAACCGTCGGGTCAGTCAGGGCTGTACTTCTTCTGGCGGACGGGCTCGAAGGTGCTCTCGAAAGCTGCCTTCAGGGGCCTCAAGGTCAAAGAATAGAGCGCGACGTAAATGGGGCTGGCCGCCAGTAGCGGCCAGCCCCTTCGCGTTCTCACCGCTTCCAGAAAGGAGCGAACTATGAGCGACGAGATTCTGGTCGCGAAGGAGTCCTTCAGCACCGAGATCAACGGTACGCCCCGGGTTGTGACCAAGGGCGAAACGTTCCGAGAGGGACACCCCGTGATCGAGGGCCGCGAGGAGATGTTCGAGAGCTTCAAGGTCGACAACGAGCTGGAGACCGCCACCGCAGAGCCGGGCAAGCGTCGGCGCGGCCGTGGCAAGTCATCCGCTGAGGTACAGAAGACCGCAGAGGCCGAGCAGGATCAGACGGCCGAGGACGAGGCCAAACAGGCCCGTACCTCGCAGGAGACTGACGCTGAGAAGGCGGTCACCGAGAAGAAGGCCACCGCAGAGCCGGGCAAGTAGTCGGCAATGACTCGCGTCCTTGGCCTGGCCGACTTCAGGCCCTCCAAGAGGTTCGATGGCCAGGTGTGGACGAGTGCCCGGGTCGAGCAGGCTGACGATCCTCACGGGGATTGGGAGACGGTCACCACCGTTGACCTAGACCCGGTTGACGAAGACGCGGCCAAGCCCTCGCTAAGGAGCATCAGCGCGTCTGTCTCCAAAGCCTGGGCTCGGCTCGTCTTTACCCAAGAAGAAGAGGAGGACGCACCATGTCCGTTCGTCTTCGTGGAAGGGCCGAGCTTTCTCCCGACCGTGGCCGAGGTTTCCTCGATCCTGAGGGCGCGGACCTACTCGGGGAAGGAGACGGATCCCGAAGACCCGATGGCCGTCTTGGCGGGCGGGGTACAGCTCGGCGAATTCACTGAAAACACCACCCCGACGGCCAAAGAGGTGCAAGACACGCTCATCCCGAACTCGGCTAACGATGTTCTACTCGAACTCGGGGATGTTCCTGGTGAGTTGGTCGGGGAAACGCGCCGGGTGGCGGCCTTGCGAGCGGCCGCCGAGTGTGAGCGCTCCTATATCCCCGAACAGGCCGATGAAACGAGGACCCTCTACCAGACCCTTCGTCTGACCTACCAAGACGAGGTTACGAAGCTGGCATCAAACCTTCAGTGGTGGCTACTCACGAACAAGCCACCCAGCCGGCGTCGGCCTCTCTGGGTGTATCTGGCGGGGCGATAGTCATGGCAATAGTCAATGGCTTTCGCTCCGGTCCTCGGATGAGCCTTGAGATGGAGGGGCTCGGGGCCACGAACCAGATGCTGCTCGATGCGGCGGCGCGTGGCGAGGATATGCGGCCGGGGATGGAGCGGGTGAAAGTCCTCTTCATCGAGGGACACAAGGAGAACTTTGCCTCCAGAGGTGGATTCTTGGGCCACCCCTGGGCTCCGGACTCCCCCGAAACCTTGCTGCGCAAGGCCAGAGAGGGTGTTCCATCGCTGATGGATGTGATGGTTGCCAGCGGAGATCTCCAGGAGGCGTTGTCAGGTGGGAAGGGCAGTCGAACCAGGGTGAGCAGGGGAAGCGTCCGGGTTGGTGTCAAGCAGATCTCAGCCTTGTTCTCCCAAGGCGGTGCTTCGGGCGCGCGACGCGGTGAGCAACCGGCGCGGCCAGTGGTGGGGATTAACGAGGCTGAGCGCCGGGAGTCCCTGTCAATCCTGACTGACTTCCTGGTCGGCCGATGAGCGAAATCGGCCCCCTCTTCAGTCCTCACTTGATTGAGGAAGGGATCCTCTCGGTCCTACAGCGGTGGTTGCCGCTGTATCGGCTGGAGATCAAGGACCAGTACTCGGTCGAGCTCCCCGAGATTGAGTCCTGGGGACTGGTCGACGAAGACGACGAGCGCTGGCCAGAGCAGGCCCTCCCGGCGCTGATCGTCATAGCAGAGCAGGGGCAGCAGGTCGAGAAGTATTGCGGCGGCAATTACCGCGCCAAGTGGCCCTTCCAGGTCGTCGTCGTTGTGGAGCACCCGCAGCGTGTCTGGGCACGGAAGATCGCTCAGCTCTACGGGGCCGCGATTCGAGGCGCAATTCTCCAGCGGCGCGATCTCGGGGTCGCGGGCAGGGTGGCCGATTGGGATGGCGAGCGCCTGCCGTATGAGGCGAAGAAGTCACGTACCGAGGCCGCCTCACAGAACTTCTTTCTCGTCTCCCAGGACGAGGTTGTCAACTGGCAGTTGGGCCCGAAGGGCGATACGCCGCCCGACTCACCGCCGGGAGAAGACCCAGAAGTAACCGAAGTCGACGTCGATGTGGAGGTCAACGAATGAGCTACCGAGTGACGAGCGGCCACGTGGAGACTCTCCACGATGGCGGCATGGTTGGCCCTGGAGACACGCTCTCCGACGCCGACGCGAAGAAGAACCCCAGGCTTCTCGAGCGCGGGGTGCTAGTGAAGGAGGCCGACAAGCGCAAGCCCAAGGCCGAGAAATCAGAGCACGGCTCCGATGCCGCGCCCGAGCCTGCTGAGCAGGAGAAGACGGAGGAGTCCAAGTGACGCTGCCCGGAATATTTCCGACGATCGGTGAAAGCCTGCCGACCCAGTCGCTGCCAAGTAGCACCGGGACCGCCTTCGTGGTGGGAACGGCTGAAAGGGGCCCGGTTGGCATACCGATCCCGCTCCTCTCGATGGCTCAGTACTTGAGCAAGTGCGGCGGTCGCGTCTCCTACAGCCCGCTCTACGACACGCTTGATGTGGCGTTCGACCGCGGCCTGAATCAGGCGTATTTTGTTCGGCGCGTGGGGCCTGCGGCGGTCACCGCTAATAAAGACCTGGTGGACGGGACGTCGGCCAACACGCTCGAAGTCAACGCCACCTCCCCCGGTGAATGGGGCAACAGCGTCGTGGTGGAAGTCGTTGCCGGTGCCATCGAAGGCACCTTCAAGCTCCGGGTCTTCGATGGGGAAGTCCTCAAGGAGTCCTCTACCGACCTTGCGGACAACGCGGCAGCGGTCGCATGGGCCGCCGCCTATTCCTCGCTGATCACCCTCAAAGACCTCGGCAAAGCGGATCCCAAAGTCCAAAAAGTGACGCTGGCCAGCGGGGCTGATGACCGGGCGAATGTGGATGCGGAAGTCATCGCGGAAGGACTCGCCCTGCTCCCACCGGATCTCGGCCCAGGTCAAGTCGCGGTCCCGGGTAACACCGCTGAAGACGTGCAGCTCGCGGTCATTGCTCACTGCGATGAGACCGAGCGGACCCCCTTCCTTGATGCCGAAGACACGGGCGAATTCTCCGACATCGTCGCCGCGGCGATCGCGCTTCGCTCTGCGGAGGGCGCCCGCCAAGGGGCGATCTTCGACCCTTGGGACATCGCAAAGAATCCGCTTGTGCCGGGGACGACTCGGACGGTGCCGCCTGTCGGGCGCCAGCTCGGTGCGGTCGCAGCTGTCGATGCTCAGACGGGTAATGCGAGCGAACCGGCAGCCGGCGACAACGGGAAGGCCCGGTCCGGTGGGCTTGTCATCGGCCTCGCCCGTACTCGCTCCAACGAAGAACGGGAGGCGCTCAACGATGCTGGGGTCAACGTCTCGATCATGGACGAAGGAGTCCCGACCACATATGGCTGGCGGACCCTTGCGGACCCGGTTGCTGATCGTCGCTGGCTGCCACTGAACGTGGCTCGTGTGATGACGTCGATCGCCTACGAAGCCAAGGCGGTGCTCAAGCGCTACATGTTCAAGCGCACCGACGCACAGGGCAAACGGCGAGGAGAAGCAGAGGGCGCGATCCGCAATGGCGTGCTGAAGCCCCTCTACACCGGCGAAGCCCTGTTCGGCGCTACCGAGCCCGAAGCATTCAGCGTTGCGGTTACTCAGGAGACGAATCCGACCGATGGCTCGATCGCGAAGCTCGAAGCCAGCATCGGCGCAGCTCCGGTCGAGTTCGCCGAGCAAATCCCACTCACGGTCATAGCGACCAACTAAGGAGAACGAGATGACGCAGGAAACGCAGCGACAGGACCAGGCGAATGTCTCGCTCACGGTGGGCGATCGGCCACTTCCGTTTCTCTTCCAAAAGAAATCTGGCGGCAAAATCGGCTCAGAGGGGTCGAAGACCGCACCAGGGGCGATGCAGCCAAAGGTCGCCCACGGTGGCATCGTCGACATCGAAAACGGGACGTTCGAATTCGAGTTCGTGCCCGCTCGCGATAACGAGACCCTTCAGTGGTTGAAGCAGCAGGTCGGCAAGAGACGGACCAACGGCACTGAGCACATCCTCGATGTCGATGGCAATGTCTGGGGAACGCTGAACAACTTCACCGGCGTTCTCTCCAGCCTTGACACTGGCCAGTACGACGCGACGTCAAGTGATCCGCGCATGGGTGCGTTGGAGCTTGAACTCGATGGGAATCCGAGCTGATGGCCGAGGCTGAGCAGGTGACAAGTCCAGGAAAAGCCGAGATCTCCCCGCTCGATGGTGGCCTTGCCGCTGTTGCAAAGCGGCATGAGGAATTGGAGAAGCAGAACACGCTGACGCTCTTCATTCCAGGCTATGAGGGTCTGATGAAGGTGCGCTATCACCTACTCCCTGCGGCGCAGATGGATCGCATTGCCGAGCAGCGCCGAGACATGAAAGGCACCGGGATTTCGGGTGAGTGGGAACTGGAGGCGCAGACGCTCGTCGACCTGTGTGACGCAGTGCTGCTCCGCGACCCGGAGACCGATGAGTACATCGAGCTCTGCGATGACAATGGGCCAATCCGCTTTGAAACGCGGTTTGCTGATGTCCTCGGCCGAGCCGGAGTCAAGGTGAGCGGTGCACGAGCTCGAGAGATCGTGCTCGACTTCTTTTCTCCGCGCACCAAGGTTGACGATCCATCGAGTCCGCGTCGCTTCCCCAATGCAATGGATCGCCATGTAACGGCAATCCTCGCCTGGTATCGAGGTGAGCGCGACAGGATTGATCGCACCCTACTGGGGGAATAGAACGGGCGCCGGCGATCCAGGAAGCCGGACGCCTAGACGCCCTCGGCATCGACGGGGGTCGATTCCTGGTCTGTGGCCCAGCGGAGCGGATCGCCATGCAGGCGCGCTCCAAGGTGGTTGAGGAGTGGCGTGAGACCGAACGCCACAACCTCGCCATAGAAATCATCCAAGAGTTCGGCCAGGCCCTTGAAGGCTAGCTGGAGGTGGTGTAGATGGCTGGTCCTTCCAGCAGCATCGACGTGTTCCTGCGCCTCCACGGGCAGCGCAAGTTTGCCAAGGAAGTAGCCGCATCTGGGGCGGAGCTTGAGGCAATGGGGCTGAAGGGCGCCAAAGCGGTGGCCAGCTTTGCCAATTCTGGCGAGAAGCTGAAGAGGTTCGGCAAATCCTGGACCCACAACGTCTCGATGCCCATCGCAGCGCTCGGCGTCGTCAGCGGCAAGATGGCGATGGACTTCGATCGGTCGATGTCGCTCATTGCCACGCAGGCCGGTGGCTCGGCGCGCGAAGTGAAAGGCCTAGAAAAGGCTGTGCTGGGGATGCACAACCAGTTCACTCCGAACGAACGAGCCCAGGGCCTCTTCTACATCGAGTCCGCCGGTCTCCGCGGCGCCAAAGCAATGGAAATGCTCCAGGCGAACGTAAAGCTCGCCACGACCGGCAACTCCAACCTCGAACACACCGTCTTTGGGACCGTCGGCGCCATGAATGCCCTCGGAAAAGAAGGCAAAAATTTCACCAAGATCGCGGCCATTATGAACTCCACGGTCGGACACGGCCATATGCGGATGGAAGAATTGGTTGGGGCGATCTCTACCGGCTTGGTGGGGGCCGCGAAATCCTTCGGGGTCAGTTGGGGCGGGATGAGCTCGGCGGTCGCCTTCTTCACTCGCATGGGCGAACCGGCCCAGCAGGTAGCCACGCGTCTGCGGCAGACCATCACGCACCTGGCCACCAATGCCAGCACCAAAGGTGCCGAAGCCCTCGATTCGATCGGCATGTCGACGGAGAAGATGGGCCAAAGGATCCGGAAAAGCGGGCGCATCGGGCCGGTCATCAAAGAACTTGCTGAACATCTCAAAGCGGTCTCGAAAACCAAGGCCGATCAGGTACTCACCGATGCTTTCGGGGGCGGGCGATTCGGAACTCAGATTCGAGAGGCCACGCAGCGCTGGCAGCTTCTGCTTCGTACCGAAAAAGAAGTCGCGAAGTTCGGGACGGCGAAAGAACTCAACCGGGCTAATGCGATCGCCGAGAAGCAGTCCGCAGTGAAATTGAAAGAAACGTGGGGCGATCTGAGCGCCGTTCTCATCAATCTCGGCAACGTGGTATTGCCCGTTGCGGTACCGGCCCTTGAAAAACTCACTGGGGTCGTCAGTGGAGCAGGACATGCCTTCGGTGCGATGTCACCTGAGGTGCAAGCCGGGATAGGCGGGTTCTTGCTGCTCACCGGACCAATCGCTCATGGACTTGGCTATTTCGCTGGCGGTGTTGGGCGAGCATTGATTCTGACCAAAAAACTGATGGTCGCTGGCCAAGATTTCGGGGCGTTCGCGTGGGCGCTGAAAAGCGGCGGCCAGAGCATGAAAGGGGCGGCTTCCTATGCCTTCCGAGGTTCGGGTATAGCCGGGGCACTCCAGACCGCCAAAGGCTTCGCACTCTCCCTGGGGCCGGCAGTAGCTGCCTATGGCGTTGGAAACATCGTCACCTCTGCCTTGAGCGGAGACTGGGGCGATGCAGGGCTTGAGGCCGGAGGAGCCTTCGTCGGCGGCCTCGCGGGCTATCTGGGCGGCGGACCACTAGTCGGGATGCTTGGAATGGGTGCCGGCTCGTTGGCGGGCGAATTGCTCTCGGGGCTGTTCGGATCGGAAACCAAGGTTCTCTCAGCCCAAGAAAGGGCAGCGCAAAGCGCAAAGCGAGTGAAAGCGGCGCTTGAGGGGGAGCACCACGCATCGAGCGCACTCGCGAAATCAGGTGCGGCCCTTGTCTCGGCACATCACCGCCAGAAGGCCGCATCCCAAGAAGTGCGCCATGCCGAAAGGGCCCTGAGCACGATTCGGGCGGAATTCGGTCCCAACTCCGAGCAGGCGATCCGGGCGGAAGTCCACCTGGCGAAAGCCGGCGAACGCCGTTTTGCCATCACCCGCAAACTGCACCGCCAGGAAAAACTGCATGGAGAAGCCCAAGGTATCTTCAAGCAGGAGAACGCCAACGCTGTCCTGCAAGAGCGTTCGCGGATCAAGCTGCTGAAAGGCCAGGTCGAAGAATCACGTGAGCGTCGTCGAAAGCTCATGTCTGAAGGTGTCACCGGCAGGCGTCTGATTCAGGCCGATGAAGCCCTCACGCAGCGAACTTCTGCCCTTCGCAAAGAACGTAGCGCCCTCTATAAATCGTGGGCCGAAGCCAACAAGAAGATCGGCCCTGAATGGGCGAACTTCGTCCGGCATGCAAATGCCAAGGCACTCGAACTAGGAAAGGGCCTCAAAGCGGTTCGTGAAGAAGCGGAAGGTCTTCGCAAAACCCTCCACAAGCTCCGTGAAAGCTCGAGCACCGACCTTGGGCCGTTCAAGCGTGGGGTAATAGAAGAAGCCACTGAATCAGCACTTGGCCGGAACCGGCGAGAAGAACGCGAATTGCGTCCGCATCACCACGGGCGCCATGCCGCGCCGCCCCGCCGATCGCCTAGACGGCGCGATCTGGTACTCACCACACCCCTGGGATCCTCCCTTTCGGCCGCGAGCGCTGGCGGCGACATCGTGATCCCACTCACCGCGATCCTCGATGGAGATGTGGTTGCACAGAAGGTAACGCGCCGGGCGCAGAAGGCAGCTAACCGACAATAGAGAGTCAGGCACCTTCGTTGAAGGCATAAATAATGCCGTCACCAAAGCGATTGCTACATCGAGCCGTCTCATGTCCGACCTCCGGCTGCTCGCTTCCTGGAGGCGTTTGTACTACGACGATGGTTGATGTACACCGGAATGCACTGACAACGAAGCCGAGAGCCTCAAACGAAAAGGTGCTAACCGAGAAGCGGTGGGGCAACCGAAGGTTTGATCCCACGCGCTGTCGAACATGTTTAGCTAGTCCACGAGCATCTTCGCAGGAGACCCGAGTAGCGACCAGCCGGAGAGAAGGGTCGCGATTCTCTGGCAGTCCGTGGCGCCCGCAGGAACGCGGCTGCGGGGGAAGCGCCGGTCCAAAATAGAAGCCAGTCGCGTTCCAGGTCGCCGTTCGCCAAGTGTCGCTGCTGGGTTCAGCAGCTGCAACCCCATCCCTGATCATTCCGGCGCTGGCTAGACGGAACTCGCAACCCAGGCCTTCGGAACCGAGGGGAATCCGGTTGTTGCCGGGACAGTTGACGAATAAGCCTTCAGCCTTGGGGAACCGGCCTTCGATGTATCCCCTGACTGAGTTACTTGCCGCGTTGAGGCCCTGAGCCTCCGAGCAAGAGGGCGTGACCACCATGAAGGTTGCGATGGCCAGAAACAGCGAGGCCTTGGCCAACTGGGACATCCGCGCGACCGTACCAGAAAGGCGCTCAAGTGGCCCATCCCCAGCTCCACCTGATCTGCGACGACCTGGAAGTCGACCTCCATGTCGACATGGGAGATGGGCCGGCGACTCCCACCGCAGGGCATTCGGGCTGGGAAACGGTCGCCCGGGTCCGCCGCAAGGCGATGACTGCCTACGTAGGCGTGCAGCCATTCCAGCAGGACGTTCCGGTGCTGCTGGACGGGTTCCGCGAGAACCGCAGCATCCAGCGCCAGCTCGACCAGATCTTGAGCCTGGGCGAAGGGAAAGTCCTTTTCCACGCCTATGGGCCAATCCATAACGAGGGTGGCCCCTACGTCTTCGGAGATGAGCCCGAACTGGGAGATGCGATCAGGGCCGAGGACGGGACGCTGGTCCGCCAGGCCTTGACCCTGAAGCTGATGGAGTACGTGCCCGCAGATCAGGCTGGAAAGCGCGAGGGACCGAAGGTCGCGATCGGAGACGCCAAGGCGCTGACCTACACGACTGTCCAACGGGACACGCTCGCCAAGATCGCCTTCAAGCTCTATCACGACTGGAGACGCTGGGAGGAAATCGGGCGGAAGAACGGCATCTCCGATCCCCACCGGGTTCTTCCGGCCGGACGTGAACTGAAGCTGTGAGCACTCCGCAGAAGGGCACCAAGAACCGGATCCAGGGCGTCGAATCGACCATCGAGGATCTGGTGCTCCGCAACGGCCAACGTCTCCCGCTGAATGTCGGTGTCGCCGAGGTGCCGAGTCCCACGTTGAAGCGGACCATCGTCGGGGCGAGCTCGATCGAAGTCCCGGTCTTTGACCCCGAGCGCCGACTGCTGCGCAACTCCCTGATTTCACAGAAATGGGATGCCGAGGTCGACGGACTCCACTTTCGGTATCCGGGCGGTCTGAGCAAGAGCGGCGACACGCTGACCGTTACGCTCGAAGACCGCTGGATCGCGCTTCTGCGTGAAAAGGAAGGGCCGAAGCGCGCCCTGCGCAGCAAGAGCACGCGAGCGGAGTTCATCAAGTCCCTGGTGGAAGAAGCATGTCCGGGCCTTGAGTTCGTCTGCCCGCAGCTCCACGTCAAACAGCCGATCAAGACCGAAGCACAGGGCAAAAAGGCCACCGAAGACGCTAAGGCAAAACTCGGGAAGGGGATCGGAGACACCAAGGGCCTGACGGTCGAGGGGCAACCTGCGACCGCGGCCCAGAAGCAGATCGCCCAGGAAGCGCTTCAGGTCGCCGAGTCCCTTCAGCAGCCCCCTGTGGTCCTTGAGGCGGTGATGGTGGCCCTGATGGATGAGTCCCACATCGGCGAGCTGACTGGCGGCAAGAACGTATTGCAGGCCGAGGGGAGTTCCAAGGGTGCCGACACTGGCTCAACCGTTCAGGAGGTGACGAACTTCCTGACGGGCAAGGGCGGGTATGGCGAAGGCGGCGTCATCGGGATCTTGAAGAAGCACCCGACCTACACCCCGCCCGAGCTCGCAACGACCGCACAGCGCAATGCGGCCTTTCTCAACGGAGGGCTGGCGGCGGGGGCAGCACCCTATGCGCGCTTCTCGTCCGAGGCCAAGAAGTGGGTCGAAGCCTTCAAGGGTGGCGAATTCAGCGACACCTCGATCACCGTCACTGAGCCGTTCAAGTTCGTCGTCAAGAAAAAGGAAGACTTCTGGGCCGCGATCAAACGCCTGGCCAAGGACGTCAACTGGCGGGCTTTCATCGTTGGCAACCGCTTCTACTTCATGCCCGAGACCGAACTGTTTCAGGGCATGGTGCGGCTGGCAATCGATGGCGACACGCCCGGCATCGAAAACATCGACTTCGACTACGACGGCAACCATCCGGTGAGCGAAGTAACCGTAGAAGTGCGCATCAGTCAGTGGAAGCCACCGCCAGGATCTGTCGTCACGTTGGCCGACTACGGCCCCGCAAGCATCGGCTTCGGCGATGCGCCGGTCAAACCCGACAAAAAGGGTCAGAAGGCAGGGCTCAGCGGCAATCGCAAAGCGAAGACCGGCGAAGGTCGCGCTCGCTACATCGTCTCCTCGATCGAGGTGCCTGTGGATGATGAGCCTGCGCAACGGCTTGCCACGATCACGCTGAAAAAGCCCACGGCCCCCCTGCCCGAACCGGCCGCGGAAAAGAAGACCATCGGCGGAATCTCGGGGAGCGCCATCGGCAACAAGACCGTCGAACGAGTGTTGGCCTTCCTCGAAAAGGAAGCCGAAGCCAACCCGCCATATGTATGGGGCGGCTTCAGCCCCAAAGGCTACGATTGCTCAGGCCTCGTCTCTAAAGCCTTGGATGTAGGTGGGTGGCTGACCGGGCGCCTTGATACTCAAGGTTTGGCCGGATGGGGCGAGGCGGGGCCGGGTGAACTCATCACCGTCTACATCAAGACCTCCGGTAGCGCCCAAGAAGAACACACAATTATCGAAGTCGCAGGGAAGTTCTTCGAGAGCGGCGGCGGGTCCAACGAAAGCGCGAGCGGGGGAGCGACGGAGTTCTCTCCAGATAAGAGCTACCTGGCCGAGTTCGATACCAAGCGCCACCCCAAAGGTTTCTGAGGGGAAGCTATGCCCGACCCCGCGGAACTCGACCCGCGCTCCGTCCCGCCCGCGGAGCAGGTACTGCACGAGGCGGTCGTCCTCGACGACGCCTCGCTTCCCGGCGAGCAGATCCGCTGCGTCATCCCGAGCGAAGGCGAACATCTGGCGACCGATCCACTGCAATGGATGCCCTATGTGACGCCGGTTGGATTCTTCTACCCCAAGCGTGGCGACAGGGCAATCCTCGGAGACCCCGTTCAGGGACCCGAAGCGATCTTGGCCTGGTGGCCTAAAGCCACCGAACCCGATTCACCCCTTTAGCCCCGAGAGGAGCACTGCGTGGCTGTCAAGACCCCTCATCTCGCTGCGCCGTTTTCCTTCACGGGAACCGCCCTTGCCGTGGTGGAACAGGACTCTGTTGCCGAGATCCGCCAGTGCGTCATCTCCTGTCTCAGCACTCGCCGCGGCTCCCGGATGGACGCACCGGACTTCGGAATTCCAAACCACCTCTTCAATCGCCTCACCGGGCGCTCGAGCCTTGACGACTACCTGACTGCAATCGAAGAATCGGAGCCCCGGGCGCATGTTCTCGGCAAGGCCGAGATCGAAGGCATGATCGAGCGGATCGTCTTCAAGTTGGAGCCCGCCGGTGTCTGAAATCGCCACGATCGAACCCGGGGGAGACGCCGCGCTCTTCGAGCAGGAAATGAAGGAACAGCTCGAAGCCAGATTCGAAGGCATCAAATTTGCCGAAGGCGCTCCGATCACCTGGCTGATCAAAGCCCAGGCGAGGATCGATGCGACTATCGCCACCCAGGCGGTGGGCACCACCACCGAATACCTGCGGAAGTTCGGCGAAACCATCATCAGCGTTCCGCCGGTAGCGGCGGCTCCGGCGATCATCACAAGCACCTGGACGATGATCGACTCGGCGGGCTACACCATCCCGAGCGGCGCTCAGGTTGCGGTTGCGGCCACCGGTGATCAATCTGTCGGCTTCATCGTCATCGGCGACGTCACCGTTGCGCCCGGTGACACTGAAACGGCTGGGGGAGAGGTCCTGCTCCAGGCGATCAAACCCGGGGAGGAAGGCAACGGCCTCAGTGGCGATGCAAGCCTGGTTGACGCGCTTGCCTTCGTTCAATCGATAGCTCTCGAAGGGGTTACGTCGGGCGGGGTGGATGAAGAGGAAGAAGAGGCCTATCTCGTTCGCCTCAAGGAAGAGCTACAGCTTCTATCTCACTCACTGATCGTTTCTCGCGACTTTGAGATCGACGCTCGAGCCACGCCCGGGGTCGCACGAGTTCTCTGCATACCCGCATATAACGGCGAAGCCGAAAAAGAAGAAGCGCTGGCGGTTACTGAGATAGGGGTGGATGAGGCCGGCGCGTCGCTTGCGGCTCCGGTCAAAGAAGATCTGGGGACCCGGCAGGAAGAAAAGCTCCCCAGCGGGGTCAATCTCTATCTCGCCGACCCAACACACACGAAGGTCGATGTCTTCTCTGTCGTCACTGCGTCCACCGGCTTTGACCCTGCTGCGGTCAAATCTTCCGCAGGCGAGCGCCTTGCCGAATACCTGGACCCGAGCAAATGGGGCGTTCCCGGTTTCGGTGACGCCGGAAATTCGACGGGTTGGGTGAACACGACCAAGGTCTACTTCAACGAGCTGATCTCCGAGGTGGACCGCGTCCCTGGGGTGGACCGGGTCGTCTCCCTTCTACTCGGCAGCGGATCGGGCAAAGCCTTCACGGTCACGGCCTCTACGGACAAATTCTCCTCGGTCGCACATGGCTTCTCCAACGGGGATGTGGTGGTCTTGCGGACGGGCCTGACGCCAGGCGCCCCGCTCGCCGCCGGCACCGTCTATTACGTCCGCGACGTCGAAGCCGACGCCTTCAAGTTGACGGCGACGGTTGGAGGCGCCGCGATCGACATCACCTCCGACGGCTCAGGAACGGCGGTGAAGCTGGGAACGGCCGATGTGACCCTGCCTGGCCTCGCTCCGCTTGCCGAACCGGGGGAGATCGGGGTGGAGGTCGAATGAGTATCGGCGCGCCGCTCATAGACGGCTATCTGGAGTCGACCAATCCAGCGTCTTTCGCGCGACGCAAGGAGGTGTTCGTCTACGAACGAGGGACCGAAGTCGAGGCCCAGCTCTACGCAGACGAAGCCCTCACCGAACCGATCACCCAGCCGCTCATCACCGACAAAGGTGGCCGACCCCGAGACAAAAGTGGGCGAGTTGTTTGGGTCGATCCAACTAGCACCTATGACGTCGAAATCGACGGAGAGACCGTGCCCTGGAATCCCCCTTCGACTGGCCCAGTAGATCTCTCTGGCTATCAGCAGATCTCCGCGAAGGGGGCAGCCAACGGTTACGCATCCCTGGAAGCCGCCGGCAAGGTCCCTGCCGCCCAACTCCCCAGCGCGATCATGGAATATCAGGGGACCTGGAACGCCTCGACCAACACTCCGAAACTTGAAGATGGCAAAGGCTCCAACGGCGATGTCTACCGAGTCAGCATAGCTGCGGAACGCAACCTTGGATCGGGGACGATCGATTTCAAAGTCGGTGACTATGCGATCTACAACGGCTCGACCTGGGAGAAGTCCGATACCACCGATGCCGTCGCAAGCGTGGCCGGGAAGACGGGAGCGGTCACCCTCGGGCAGGCTGATATCGAAGGGCTGGTTGCGGGGCTCGAAGGTAAGCAACCGCTCGACGCCGACCTGACCGCGATCTCTGGCCTGAGCTCCGAAGACCAGGCAATCCTCGTGCGCTCAGGCGGCTCGTGGGCGGCTCTCGCGAAAGGGGCCGCCGGGGAACAGCTCATCGTGCGCTCGGACGGGACGCTTGCTTGGGTCAAGCCGACCGCCATCAAGGCTGCCGCGTGGGGGGTCAAAGCCGACGGTGTGACCAATGACTCGGCGGCGTTAGACGCCACGATCTCAACCATGATCGAAAAGGGGCTGCCGGGCGAGCTGCCTGAGGGGGAAATCAAGACGACGAAAGAACACAAGGCCGTCACGGACTACTTCGCCATGTACGGGGCGGGGGCGACGCGCACCAAGATCGTCCCTGAAAAATCGACCTATAACGCTCTGGTTGTCGGGCCAGGCGCAGAAGGCTCGGGCAACCGGCCGAGCCTGCACCTCCGCGATTTCGGTATCGCGGGAGGCAATGCGGCAATCACGACCGCCGGCGTCGAAAAGACCACCGGGAAGGCGGCTCTGGTGCTCGATGGGATGCGTCTCGGCACGGTCGAGCGGGTCAGCATCACCGGCGCCCACGACATCGGCTTCGACCTGACCCACAATTGCTTTGGGGTCGAATTCAAGCTCTGTCGCACCGATCTCAACTGCTGCCGTGTCGGGGTGAACCTCCGCAAAGGCGAAGAAAACGGCGAAGACATCCTCTTCACGAACTGCTGGTTCGCGGGCGAAGTGGCTGCAATGCACGTGGCTTCCTCGGGCAAGAACTACCGCGTGATCGGCGGCCAACTGAGCGCGGCTCGCCAGAACACGGTCGAAGAGGATCTCCGCGGCGTGGTGATCCTCTGCAAGGACTACCTGACCGGCGCTACGGTCGAAGGCGGCGAAGTCCACATGCAGCTCCAGACTTCCTTCGAGTTCTTCCCGAAGGTCTGGGCGATCCGGAGCTTCGGCCGGATCCACCTCGAGCTCCGCTCGTCCTTCAACCCCAATGGTGCCGGCGGTCCGGCGATCGGCTTCTTCAAAGGGTCGAGCCTGGTCGAAAGCGTCGTCCGGATGGATGGCTGCAACATCCACGGCAAGTGGATCAAATACGGGGAAGGGATCGTCAAACTGGAAGGCGCTAACTCCGATTTCCAGTGGAAGGAGATCGGCTCCTGGGGGATCTATGAAAACTCCAGCGGCAGCGAATCCACTCATGCGGAATGGGCGCCGATCTGGCTGCAGGGGAAAATCACGAACTCCGGCGGCAGCACTCGCTCGGAAAACATCGTCCACCACGGCAACGGCGTCCTGGCCAAGGCCGAAGGGGAAGCGCTCAAATGGAGCCGCGACTGGGGCTCGACCTGGAAGTACCTGACTCCCGAAGGCAAGACCTACGCCTCAGCCAACACGATGACTCTCGACGCCGGTATCGCCCTCGCAAAGATCACCGGCACGACGGAAATCAAAAAAATCAATGCCACCTTTGAAGGGCATAGCGTCACCTTGAAGTTCGCTGGAGCCTTGACGGTTAAGAAAGGTGAAAACCTAGAACTTCGCGAAGACATGGTGATGGCCGCTGGGAGCGTCCTAACCCTGATTTGCGACGGCACTAATTGGTATCAGACACCGCGGGACTATCAAAAGGCAGTCGCTCCAACCGCTCTCGCAGAAAAAGCCGAAAAAACGGAAGTCGAACCATCGGCGACGCGCACCGCCATCGTCACCGGCCGGGTGGAAACCGCCTCGGCGACCCGGACGGTCATCAGAATCCTCGTCGGCGCGACGATAGTGGCAGAACTAGAGGCGTCGGTGACTGTCACCGGCAAATCACTCTTGCCCTTCTGCTTCACGGTCCCTGCCGGCTCCAAATGGAAGTGGGAAAAGGTCGAAGGAACGGTGGAAACCAACGGCTTCAAGTTCTCGACCACGGTGATCTGAGATGCCGATCGTCATCGATCCGCCAGAAGCACGGCCGCTCCCGCCGCCGGCAGATGACGGCTCCAACCTCTGGGAGCTGCTCTATGAATCGATGGGATTTCATAGGGATGCCGACGAAGCCAATGACTTCGCCCTGCGGAAGTTCTGCGAAGCCTGGTGCGCTCCCCTGCAGCCGATCTATGACCTGGTGCGGGAACGGGCCGACGGAACGCCTCCCTGGGGGATCCTCTTCGACGTAGACAACTGCCCTGCGGAGTGCCTGCCATACCTGGCTCAGTATGTGGGGGTCGTCTTGACGCCCGAGATGAGCGAGGAGCAGATCCGCGCCGAGCTCAAAGAGCCGACTGGCTGGAAACGTGGGCAGCCGGAAGCGATTCGGATCGCACTTCGGCGGACGCTGACGGGGGACGAACCGCTGGTGATCATCCGGCCGCGCACTCCCGAAGTCGGACACCACTACATCCGGACGCTCCTCAGCCAAACTCCGGAACCGGAAAGAACCGAGCGGGTGCTGCGGGAAAAGTTACTACCGGCGTGGGAGTTGTTGGACTACGCGGCGATCGACGGCGTGACCGTGCTTGACGTTGCCTCGTCGGCGAAATGGACCACCGTCGCCGATCTGGCCGCCGCTTGTCCGAGCGTCAAAGACCTCGCCGAAATCCTGCCCACCGATCTGTAAGGAGAAGAGATGGCCGTCTCTGGCAAAACCGCGGCGCCAATCGAAGCGCCGTACTTCCTGGACTCCGACGCACCGCCGAACATGGCGACCGTGACCAAGGCGATGTCGGATCGCCTCCATGCTCTCATCGGAGCGTTTGGTTTGGACGAGGTTCTCGATGGGTCGGCGACCAAAGGCCAGATCCTCATCGCACAATCGGGAGACGTTGCCCGCTTCAAGGAGATTTCGGGAGACGGAACTATTGACGAGGAAGGCGTCTTCCTGCTTGCCGCAAGCATCAAGCAGGCGCTGATCCCAGTGGGTACGCTTCTGCCAACGACGCTTGAAGAAGCACCTTCCGGCTTTCTCATCCCCATCGGCGCGGACATCGCAAGGTCCACCTACAGCGCCCTGTTCGCAGCATGGGGCACGCGCTATGGAACAGGCAACGGCTCCACTACATTCGGCACTCCGGACCTGCGTGGCCGTGTCGTCGTCGGCAAGGGTACGCACTCCGATGTCAACAGCCTCATCGACACGGACGGACTATCGGTCGGCTCGCGGACCCCGAAAACCTCGGGCACGTTCTCCGGCACGACGGGCGTCGATAGCAAAAACGTCAATATCGAGGGCGGCACCAGCGGCAACTTCTCCGAACCGGCCGATAGGGACCACACGCATCAATTCTCAGGCACCACCAGTGCCCACGGCCCCGCCTACGCGGTCGCGAACTGGATGGTCAAGTACTAGAACGCCGAGTCAAGCGCAGGCCGGTTCGTCATATTCGTTCGTCGTGATCATCCTCAACGTCGCGTGGCGCAGGAAGCCATGGATGATGTGGCCTCGAAGGCGATAGGTGAGGCGGGCATAGACTGGCCGCCCTCCGCACCTCACGAGCTTGTGTAGCCGGAGGATAACTGGTAGCAAGCGAACTTCGCCATTGGCACATGAGGGGGTGCAGCCTTGGGTTCGGGCCGTTCCCTTCCCAACTGCAACTCTTCCTCCATAGGTCCCCCACCTGATACCGCGAATGGAGAACGTGCGGTCGCAGGAGATCCCGATGCGGTGTGGTCGATAGACGAATTCGGTCGGGAAGCATGCGCCCCGGGCGACCACTGCGCGTTCATGGCTAGCTAGAAGCCGAAGCGGTCCCTGATCCCAGCGCTGCTTGAGCTCCCCTGCTGCTCGAACCGGTGGCGATGGCAAGCAGGAACCCGATGAGCAGCTCGGCGACGATCACGGCCAGCGCGAGCCGAATGATGTTCCCGGCGTTCCGATGCCCGATGACGCCCATCACGAAGCCGATGAAAAGCGCCGGGATCGGGAAGAGGACGGTCAGAACCTTGGCGGTGAGGCTCGTGTCGGTCGGGGCCGAATCCGGCGTCGGGAGGGCTGCAAGTCGCTGCTCGCTCCAGCCGGTCCCATCCCACCAACGCTGCTGCCCTGAGCCGTCGTCATAGAAGCCGGGCGGTGGCGCAGTTCCCTGTCCCTCCATAGCGCGCGCATCGTACCTGACCCCGACCCAACGGAGACCGATGACCCTTGAGCGAGCCATCGCCACTCAGCCTCGTCGTGGAACGCCAAGACCGGCTCGAGGCAGACCAAGACGAGACCCGGAGGAAGGTCGACAGGGTGCCCGTGCTTGAAGCTCAGGTCGAGCTGCTGACCAGGGCCTTCGATCGGAACACCAACGCCCTCTACACGGCGGCCGGCTCTCTGATCATCACCGGGGTGCTCGGGGTCCTCACCGCTCTCCTTCTGAAAGGAGTCATCGGATGACCGAGGTCGAGCGCATCGTCTCCCGCGCCAAACGGGGCCGGCTTCTCTTCATCGCCGTGATCATAATTCTCTGCGTCCTGCTCATCGGCGGGGTCATCTACTCGATCGTCGTCAACGTCCAGCAGGACACGAAGATCACCCAGGTCCAGCACTCGGCATGCGAAGTCGACGCCGCCGGCAGGGAGTGCCAGCAGACCCGGCGAGAATCATCCCGGGCCGCGAATCTTGCGACGACCTGCATCGTCTTCTGGAAGGCGGGTTATCCCTGCCCCAAACCTGGAAGCGAAGCAGCACGCAAGGGGGTGGTCGCCGACAGCGGGAACTCCCCGTCTGGTCAACCCTCGCCGGGCAAGCAGCCCGGCGGCAGTGAAGAGGAGAAGCCACCGAAGGGTGGCGGCGGCGGACACGCAGCGCCGCGGCACCCCGGCAGCCACAGGCCTCCAGCGCCGCAGCACCCCGGCGGCGAAGTGGCCCCAGCGCCAGCACCCCCGTCTTCGCCCGCCCCAGCTCCCACTTTTCCGCCAGCCAAGGCCAACCCGGCACCCCCGCCTGCCGCTGAACACTCCGAAGGCACCAAGGCCTGCGTGGACGTCGTTGTGAGCGCCTGCGCCGAAGTCCCAAAGCTTCTGCCCTGATTCCCCTTGCCGCCCTGAGCGGCTCCCATACCGGAAGGAGGGCCACATGGCCCACGACCCGATCATGCATCGGCTGCGCCCGAAGCTGCGCCGCCGCAAGCGCGAAGTCGTCGACGAGCGCGGCCACCACCGCAAGGTCCACAAGGCCAGGCGGGCGGTTGCATTCCTTGAGCACGCCATCGCCAAGCACCAGGCCCAGCGTCATGGCCTCGACCACGAGGCGGTCCTTGACGGGACGCCGATGCCGGTCGGCCAGAAGCTTGTCCTGCTCGACGGTCGCAAGCATGGCTGGAATGGCGTCGCCACCTCCGGTGACCGCCGCGACAAGCCGCCGTGGGTGGAGCGGCTGCTGCACCGGCTGGGCAAGTCGACGCAGAAGGAACTGTACGAAGGCTTCATCCACGGTCTTCCCGGCTTCCTCCCGGCGAACCCGCCGACCATGGGGACCCACATGCGGATCGGCGACGGCACCGTGGGCGCGGTCGGCGAAGCGCTCCCCTGGTTCGAGGAGGGCATCGACTCCTCTCTCGCCACCGAACTGCGCGGCATCCTCTTCGACCTCGGCTACACGGCCTACCGGCCCTACTCGACCGACAGCGAGGAGCACCACACCAATCTGCGGACCAACCCGCACCACCGCCTGATCGAAAGGGGCCTCATATGAGCAAGCGCGTCCACCGGACCATCCACTTCGGCAAGCCCACCGGCGCCGATGTCAGCGCCTTCAAGGAGGCGGTCCGGCACCAGATGGGCCACCGCAAGCTCGGGTTCCTCGTCAGCTTCAAGGGCGTGAACCTGGCGCGGCACTCGATTGCGCGGGCGGTCTTCGCCTTGGGCCTACCGAACGCCGCCCGGGCCGCCGCGCTCCGCGGCGAGGTGGGCCGCTGGACCCAGCGCAAGCTCCGCAACCCCGCGCTGCGCTCACCCGCCGACCGGCTAAGGGAGCGCCGCCGGCGAGCGACCCTGCGCGAGTGGCGGAAGGATCACCGCCGGTCGAAGGTGACGACGATGTAT